GGACGGCGTTCCCTCTCCCCGGTGTCCCCCGAACAGGGGTCGCTATGGGATCTCTCGGAAGGGGCAGACCGTGGCAACGCGTAGGCGAATGACGTACACGGCCGTCACTAAGCGGCAGACCTCGCACCTCGACGAGTCGTTCGACGATCTCGTAGTCGATGCCCTGTGGCACGCGTCGGTATTGGACAACCCCGAGGAACGCACACAGGATCGCCAACGGTCGAGCGTGATTTGGCGCGAGGCTATGTACGCGATCGGGGCTCGTATCGCTAGTGAGGCTAAGGCCGTCGAGGTGTGGGGCGCGTCTAGGCCGAGGGCCGTGTGAGCGGGCCTAGAACGGCCGTAGAGACACGAACGGACCTTGCTCGGTATGCAACGACTCGGGCGTCGAGTTCGCGCTCGTACGGGCCGCACGCGGCCGAGGTGCTCGCCCGGGTCGGGTTCGAGTTGTTCGATTGGCAGGCCGAAACACTCGACGAGTGGCTCGAGTGTGACGACGCCGGGAATCTCACTCGGGCGACGTGTGGCCTCATCGTGCCGCGACGCAATGGGAAAACGGCTCTCATTCTCGCCCGGTGTCTGTACGGGATCGGCTATCTCGACGAGCGGCGGGTGACGTACTCGGCACACGAGCAGGGGACGGCACAGGAAGCGTTCACGGCGTTCCAACGAATCCTCGAGCACCCGGAACTCGAGCGCACCGTGCGGCACGTCTACAACGCGAACGGCAAAGAGGCTATCCACTTCACGGACGGGTCGGTATTCCGTGCTCGAACTCGGACGGCCCACGGCGGCCGCGGCCTCGAGTGCGATCTGCTAATCGTGGATGAGGCAATGAAAGCCGAGGACGTTCACCTAGCCGCACTCACGCCGCTAGTCGCTAAGGCTCGAGCACAGGGCAGGGGACAAACGTTGTTCGCGTCGAGCGCGGGGGACGAGTCGTCCGAGGTTCTCAAGCGCATAGCCGAGCGGGGCAAGGCGGCCGACGGGACCGACGGCGGGGGAGTGTTCGCCTATCGGGAATTCCGGGCCGACGACCTCGACGATCTCAGCGACCCGGCCGTGTGGGCTCGAGCGAACCCGAGCCTCGGTACGGAAATTCTGTCGGCCGAGTTCCTCGAATCACAGTACGGCGTGCTACGCCGTGACGAGTTCGGCCGGGAGCATTGCGGCCTGTGGGGCGACTCGGCCGAGTTGCCAATGATCGCGCCCGACGAGTGGGCGGCGTGCGCGTCCGACGAGGTTGTCGAGGTCGATCCCGCGGGAGTGTTCCTCGCGTTCGATCTCACGCTCGACCGCACGTGCGCCCGGGTTCTCGCCGTCGCCGTGGGCCTCGACGGTCGAACGGTTGTTCGAGTTCTCGATACTTGGGAATCGAAATACGGCGTGGACGCCCGAGAGGTCGAGGCCCGGATTATCGAGCGTTACGAGCAGTATCAACCCGAGGCGATCGGGTTCGACAAACTCGGCGCGGGCGATATCGCGGCCCGCCTCGACGACAAGCGTTACCCGGTAAAGGCTTTCGCGGGAACGGCGATCGCTAACGCGTGCGCCGTCCTACTCGACGACGTACGGAATCGGCGCGTAGTCCACGACGGGAACGAAACCCTCGCCGGGGATCTCGCCCGTATGGTTCCTAAACCGTTCGGCGACGGCGGCGTAGTGCCTACACGTAAGGCCGTGGCGACGGGATCTATCGCGGGCGGTATCGCCCTGACGATCGGATACGCGCTCGTCCAACTCGCGGGCGAATCCGATACCGAGGTCGCCTACCGAAAATAATCCGACACGCCGTCGGTAAAATTGACACGGCGCGCATTTCGTGAGATCCGCGACCCGTGGCAATTTTCGGGGCATCCAAGGTTCGAGAGTCGTTCGTGCTTACGGCTGCAGCCCTCGATGCACAGGCCCCCGATATGGCGGCCGCGTCCCGGTCGATCACTCTCGCCGATTTCGTTACAGGCGAGGGGTACGTATCCCGCGAGGTAGCCCTCAGCGTTCCCGCCTACCGCCGCGCCCGAACCCTCATCGCTCAGACTCTCGCCGGGTGCGCGCTCAAGGTGCGCGAATCCGACGGCACGCTGCACGCCCCGACGTACCCGTTCCTACGGCAACCCGACCCGAGCCGAACCTCGGTCGCCCTGTGGGCCGACCTAATCGGCGATCTATGCGATTACGGCGTGGCGTTCGCTATCAAGTCTCAGGACGCGAACGGGCAACTCGTCGGCATTACCCGCGTCGATCCCGAGAACGTGACGACGACGGCCGACGGCTACGAGGTCACAACCTCAGCGACCGACACGTGGGGCCGGATGGTGGGCCCCGCCGAGGTGCGCCGCTACTCGGCTCGACAGATTCTCGCGTTCGAGTCTGACGCGGGTAATTGGTTGCGTTATGGATCTCGAGCAATCAACACGGCCCGACTCCTCGAGGATGCCGCACGTACGTACGCAAGCGCACCTAGCCCGACTACCGTTCTGTCGAACACGGGCCCGCGTAAGACTCCCGAGCAGGTCGTCGAACTACTCGACGCGTTCGAGGCCGCCCGCCGTACCCGCTCGACCGCCTACACGGGCCGCGATATCACTCTCGAGTCGTTCGGGTTCGACGCTACTCAGATCGCACTCAGCGACGCCCGAGGGACCGCGGTTCTCGATATCGCACGCGTGACGGGCGTCCCGAGTCTGTATCTCGCACAGGGCCCGAACGACGCGTCGATGACTTACTCGAATATGACTCAGCAGCGGCTCGACCTCCTAAACGCGATCCAACCGTTCGCAACCGCGATCGAGCAGCGGCTCTCGTGGAACGACGTAAGCACAGACGGGACGAGCGTTCGTTGGGATTTCTCCGCGTGGCTCAGGACCGACCCGAAGTACCGGGCCGAGATTGCCGCCGTGTACGTCCCGCTCGGGGTTCTCACCGTGGACGAGGTTCGCGCCTATGAGGATCTCGCCCCAACCGACGCCCCGCCGATCGAAAGGCCCGCTAATGCGAATTGAGTTCGCGCACACTCTCACGGCCGCCGATACGGCCCGCCGCACAATCACGGGACGAATCGTCACGTGGTCCGAGGTCGGTTCTACCTCGGCAGGCCCCGCCCGATTCGAGCCGAACTCGATCGAGTTCTCGGACGACGTGCGCCTCGTCCGTGAGCACGACGAGACCAATCCTCTCGGCCGCGCCGTCGAGTTGTCCTCGACCTCGGCCGGAATTGACGGCGTGTTTCGTGTGACCGCTACCCGGGCAGGCGACGACGCACTCGTCGAGGCCGCCGACAAACTCCGCGACGGCCTTTCGGTTGGCGTCGAGGTTCTCGAATCCGAATTCGAGGGCGAGGTGCTCGTCATTACGGCGGCCCGCCTCGATCACGTTGGGCTCGTAACGCGCCCGGCTATTGACTCCGCACGCGTGACACGCGTCGCGGCCTCCGCAACACCTACACAGAATGAGGAAGAAATGACTAACGAACCCGAGATCGTCGAGGAAATCGACGAGACCGAGGGCGTCGAGGTTGTCGAGGTCGTCGAGGCCGCGCACCGTCCCGTCGCTCGCACCCGTCCCCGCGCAACCGAGTACGGCTCGGCCGCCGAGTACGTCGTCGATTACGTGACCGCCGCTCGTGGCGATCGCTCGGCAATGTCCCGCGTCACCGCCGCGAATCAGGTCGTCGCCGATAACCTCGGCATCGTCCCAAAGCCTCTCGTCGGCAACCTGCTCGGCTCGGGTATTGCCCGTCGCCCGATCGTGGACTCGTCCCGCCGTATGGCAATGCCGCGTGCGGGCAAGGTATTTTCCCGCCCGCGTATCACTCAGCACACGCTCGTCGGCGCACAGGCGACCGAACTCACCGCCCTTGCCTCGCAGAAGATGACCATTACGGCCGACGATCTGACGAAGGTTACCTACGGCGGCGCGCTGACGATCTCTCAGCAGGACCTCGATTGGACCGACCCGGCGATTCTCGGGATCGTGATTGACGACCTCGGGAAGATGTACGTCAAGCAGACCGAGGCCGCAACCTCGACCGTCTTGTCGGCGATCACCGCGTCGGTTACCGCCGCAGACGCAACCTCGAAGGCCGTTATTGGCGCAATCTACGAGGCCGCCGCCAAGGTGTCGCAGGGCGTGGACGAACTGCCGAACACGATTTGGGCCTCGCCCGATATGTGGCAGATGCTCGGGTCGCTCGTGGACGGTTCCGGCCGCCCGATCTTCCCGACCGTCGGCCCGGTCAATGCGGGCGGCACTCAGAACGCTACGTCGTTCTCGGGTAACCCGCTCGGCCTCAACCTCGTAGTTTCCTCGGCTCTCGCCGTCGGTTCCCTCATCGTGGGCCGTAACGAGTTCCTCGAAACATACGAGGAGATCGGCGGCACGTTGTCCGTCGTCGCACCGTCCACTCTCGGATTCGATCTCGCCTACTACGGCTATTTCGTTCCGTGGGTCGCCGAGGCGTCGGCGTTCTGCAAGTTGGTTCCGGCCGCCGCTCCGGCGTCTAAGTAACCGCATAGACCGCTCGGGCCGGGCGGCGGGTACTCCCGTTCTCGCCGCCCGCCCGAGCACCCCTCTACCTCGAAAGGCGACCTAATGGCGACCGCGTTCCCGCTCGTAACAGGCGAGCACGTTGCGGCCGCTCTCGGCGTGCCCGTCGCCACTCCCGCAATGGAAACGGCCGCACTCGTCGCCGACCAATGGCTACGCCCCTACCTCGCCTCTACCGCGTTCCCTGACGGCCCCGAGTCCCCGTCCGTCGCACCCGTCCACGAGGCCGCACTCGCCGTCGCTATCGACGTTCTGCAATCGCGTAACGCCGCGGGCGGGCAATCGGTCGGATTCGAGGTGTCGGGCGGCCCGTACCGAATGGGCTCGGCCCTGTGGGGCAAGGTCGCCGGACTCGTCGCCCCGTGGGCGGCGCAAGGTTCCGAGGTCGGCTAATGACTTTCACTACCTCCCGCCACGAACTCGCCGCGTACTACACGGCCGCGGGGATCACTACCTACCCGAGCGCACCCGCGGCTCTCGTAACGCCGTGCGTCGTGATCCTGCCCGATTCGCCGTGGATCGAACCGAACCGCGTCGGCGACAAGATCCGCGCCCGTATGTCGTTCACCGTTACCGCGTACGCCTCAGCGATCGACAACGAACTCTCACTCGCCGGGGTCGAGGCTCTCGTCGAGGCGATCATTCGTGCGACCCCGCACGGGTTACTCATTACCTCGGTCGGCCGCCCGGTCGAAACCGATCAAGGTTCGCAGGGCGTCACGCTCTCGGCCGCCGTAAATATCTCCGCACAGATTGAGGAAGGCTAAACAATGGCACTCGTAACAGGCAAGGAATGTAGCCTCTCGGTGGGCGCAAAGGTATACGACAACGTAGTAAACGCGTTCGAGTTGTCGTTCGAGACCGCGACTCTCGAGTATCAGACTCTCGCAGGCCCACGCGCCGCGGGCGGCTCGGAAACGGGAACGCTCACGATTACGTTCGCCTACGACTCGACCGATACCGATTCCCTTTTCGATTCCCTGTGGACCGCCGCGGGAACGTCGGTTGATTACGTCGCAACCGTCGGCGGCTCGACCTACACGGGCGCGGCAATCGCCGTTCGTCCCGGTACTGCCGCAAAGGCGGGCGAAATCGTCGAGGTGTCTGTCGAACTCGCCCTCGACGGTATGCCCGTGAAGGCCGCAAAGCCGAGCACAACCGCCGCGGCAAAGACCCCGTAACAACAACAACAACGAACGGGAGAAACCCCAAATGAGAATGACATTCGCGTACGACCTCGGTAACGGGGTCGAGCACGTCGAGGTCGGGCCTATGGCGATTATCGGTTACGAAACCGACAACCGTACGAAAATCTCGAGGCTCGCCGCGGAAGGGTTCGGTATCACAGATATGACCGACCTCGCGTGGCGGCAACTTCGGCTCGAGAACAGAACAGGGCTCGACCTCGACGGGTTCCGAGGCGCACTACGAGATATCGACCCGGTAGTCGATACGGACCCTATGTAGCCCCGAGGGGATCACTTATGAGGACCGTAGCGGCGATCGCCGTAGAGACCGGGATTCCCGTAGCGGATCTCGTAAACCTCTCGGGGGATTGGCTCGAAACGCTCGTAGACGTAATCAACGAACGCAACAAGTAGGAAAGGGGCGCACGCCGTGGCAAACACTCCGCAGGTCTACGGCGTGCGCGAAACCCTCGCCGCACTACGTGAGGTAGAACCGAAACTCAAAATGGCCGCACAGTCAAAAATGCGAGGCGCGGCACGTCCACTCGTGGACGCGATCAACGCGTACGTACCCGCCGAGGCCCCTACCCGTGGATTCGATCACAACGGCCGCACAGGTTGGGGCAACACGAAAAAGAGTCACAAGTTCCGGGCAAAGGTCGGCGGCCGCAAGGCTAAGAATCGGGACACGTGGCCGCTCGTAGTGATCCTCAATGACTCGGCCCCGGTATCTATTTTCGATATGGCTAACTCGGGGCAACTCGGCGGCGTGTTGCGTTGGAATTTCGGCCCCGCCTCTCGTGCCGCGTGGCGTCCCGAGGATCAACTCGTACGCGACACGCAGGCCGCCGTGCTACAGGCGATCGAGGACGCAAGTGCGCGAATAAATCAGGATCTCGTAACGCGCCCGGGAGGTGTGGCCTAATGGCAATCGTCGTTCCCATTGTTTCCGAGTGGAATCCCAAGGGCCTCGAAAAGAGTATGGCCGATTTCCAAAAGGCCGAGGGCGGTTGGGCAAAGGCCGGGGTAGCAGTCAAGAAGGCCGCCATACCCGCGGCGATCGCACTCGGGGCACTCACGGCCGCCGCGTATGACTTCACGAAAGCGGCCGTAGAGGATCAGAAGTCGGCCGAACTAATGGCCGCGAGCCTCGCCAAAACGACCGGGGCAACGAAAGCGCAGATCGCCTCGACCGAGGATTGGATATCGGCGCAAGGCAAGGCCCTCGGCATAGCCGACGACGATTTGCGTCCCGCAATGGCGAAACTAGCGACCGCTACCGGGGACGTGGCAAAGGCTCAGGAACTCGCCGCCCTATCTATGGACCTCTCAGCGGCGACCGGGAAAGATTTAGCCGCGACGAGCAACGCTATGGCGAAAGCGGCTGCAGGTTCCACGGGTGCTCTAAAGAAACTCGTACCGGGACTCGACGAGGCCGTACTCGCGTCCGGCGATCTCGCCGCGATCCAAGCGGAGGTAGCGTCCAAGGTCGGGGGAGCGGCCGACGTTGCCGCGAACACGGCCGCGGGCAAAATGCAACGCTTTACCCTCGCAATAGACGAGGCGAAAGAGTCGATCGGTTACGCGCTCCTGCCCGCCCTGACGGCTCTACTCGGCCCGCTACAGGGCCTCGGGGAATGGGCGCAGAACAACACGCCGCTAATCCTCGCCGTCGGAATCGCGATCGGCACAGTCGCCGCCTCGATTCTGCTCGTCAATGCCGCTATGGCCGTATGGAACACACTCCAAACCGTGCTCGCGGCGAAAACCGCGATCGTGACCGCCGCCCAATGGCTATGGAACGCGGCCCTTACGGCGAACCCGATCGGAATCGTGATCGTCGCTATCGCCGCATTTATCGCCGCGATCGTTCTCCTGTGGAACAAGTGCGATTGGTTCCGTAACGGCGTTCTCGCCGTGTGGGCAGCGATCCAAGCGGGGATCGAGGCCGTCGTAAATTGGTTCCGCGATACCGCGTGGCCGATCCTCAAAACCGTATTCGAGTGGATCGCCTCGGCCGTCGAGTTGTACCTAACGCCGTGGCGTATCGCGTTCGAGGCGATAAAGACGGTCGTCGGGTTCCTCGCCGACGCGTTCGTCGTCGCGTTCGACGTGATCCGCAAGGCGATCGAATCGGCGTGGAGATTCATCGAACCGATCCTCGACAAGATTTCGAGCGGGATAAACGCAATCAAATCGGGTATGGATTTCGTCGGCAATATCGGCGGCGCAATCGGCGGCATAGTCGGCCGCTCGGCCCCGTCCGTGAATATGTCCCGCGCCGGGGGATCGTCCGTAACCGTGAACGTGACGGCAGGAATCGGCGACCCCGTAGCGATCGCCCGACAGATTGAGAACGTTCTCACGACCCGGAACCTCAGACTCGGCGGCGCGTACTAATGGCCGACCTACGGCGCGTCTACACGTACTCGGTACTCATTGACGGGATCGAGGCGAACGGCCTTACCCTCGCCGGGGCGTCGATCAACTACGGCTCGACGGGTGAGGCCCGCAAGGTCGAACCGACCGACGCCCGGCTAACCCTCATTAGCCGGGATGCCGCTCCCGAGATCGCCGACCAATACCCGGGGATCGGCCTCGGCGACCATTCCAAACCGTCCGGGTTTACCGACGACTACCGCGACAAGTACGAGGGCGCGTACACGCAACTCGTACCCGGGGCGAGTGTTGTTGTTATGGCCCGCCCGGTACTTACGGGATTCGACGACGCGTACCTCGACGAGTACGTCGGCGCGGGGACCTCGACCCGATTCTCGGGATTCATTGCCGCGATCGACTACACGCCCGCATACGTCGGCCTCACGTGCGTAGACCGACTCGGCCCGCTCAACCGTATAGAGATCGGCTCGGGGGATTGGCCGCAGGAGAACGAAACGGCCCGCGCTGCACGTATCGAAACCGAATCGGGAATCGACTACTCGATCGTCGGAACCTCGACCGCAACCCTCGCCGCACGTACCGGGCAGACCGTAAAGGCCCTCGAGGCACTCGCCGAACTCGCCCGCGATTGCGACGCCCTCCTATGGGTGAACCGCCTCGGGCAAATCACCTACCGCACCCGCACCTCTACCTCGGGCTCGGTCGTGTATACCCTCCCGTCCGACTCGGTTCTCGTGGATTCGCTCTCAATGTCGAGCGAACTCGGCCGCGTCTATAACTCGGTCGTAGTCGAGTACGGCAACCCGAAAGCGAACGTAACCGTCGAGGACGCCGCGTCTAAGGCTAAGTATGGGGAACGCGACGCGAGATTTACGACGGGCCTAGCGACGGCAGGCGACGCCACGGCGTACGGGAACCGCTACCTCGCAGGACACGCCGCCGTGTATTGGCGTATGCCCTCGGTCACGGTCGATCTAGCGATAGCCAACTCCAACGACATTCCCGGCCTACTCGATATCGACCTCGACGACGAGGTAGTCGTACCGACGGCCGCCCTACGAGGCGCACCCGTGACCGAGTACCGGGCCCGCGTCGTCGGCTACGAGGAAACCCTCGACCCGTACGCGTGGCGAATCACTTACACACTCAGCCCGCAAGGTTGGACACGAAAGGCGAACGAATGACAAACGTCGGGGATCTCGGACACGTAACGGACGGGCACAACGACCTAGAGGCCGACATTCGGGCCGAGGCGGCACGGTTCGGCGTGCAAGTGACCCTAGGCGGCCCATTCGCCGAGGGCACGCAAGGGCACGTCGAGGCGCATAACGCCGAGCGGGCCGCGCTACAGGCGATCGCCACGGCGGGCGGAATCACGGTCACCCTGCCCGACCTCGCCAAAATCGGCGACACGGGACACGTAGCCGATCACGACGCTATGCGGGCCGCGCTCGCCGTCATCGCCGCGGCCCCGGCGTACAACTCGATCACAGGCGGCACTATCACGACCGTAAACGAGGGCGGTAAGAAATTCCGCGTACACACTTACAAGGCCGGGACGACTATCACCGTTACCGCGGCCGCGAAACCCTTCTGGGTTCTGCTCGCGGGTGGTGGATTCGACGGCGCTAACGGTGACTACTCGGCCTACGGCGGCGGCGGCGGCGGGTTCTACGAGAACAAAAACGCCACACTCCCCACGGGCTCGCTAACGGTCACCGTCGGCGCGCGCAATGGCGGCTCGTCGTCGATCGCAACCTACTCGGCCGAGGGCGCAAAGGGCGGCAACGGCATACCCGGCGCAGGCGGCGGCGCAGGCGCAGGCAACGGCGGCCAAGGGGCCGAGGGCCCACGCTCGACCATTGACGGCACGGATCGCGGCTATTGCGGCGGCGGCTCGTCCGTGAATTGGAATTATTGTTGCGACCCGTGCTGCTTCGGCGGCACGGCCAACAACTCGGGCGGCGGCTCCGGGCGTGATTGCGCCCCGCAAGCCTGGTACTACGGCGGCGGCGGCGGCCGCGCTCAGCACACTTGCGGCACCCCCGGCACGGGTTATCAAGGTGTCGTAATCGTTCGCTACGAGATCGTCTAAGGGGCCCCGAATGAATGTCGCACTAATCAACACGGCCACGGGCCGAGTCGAGAATATCGAGATCGTCGAGGCGGTCCCGGCTAACCCCGACGGGTACAAATACGTCGAATACACAGACGACGCGCCCGCGTGGGTAGGGCTCGGCCACTCGGCCGCGGGAGGGTTCGAGCAACCGCCCGTCGTGAACCCGTGGGCCGCCGACTACGTGCCGCCAATGGCCGACCCCGGCATAACCGCCGCCGAGTTCGACCAATGGCTCGCCAACGAGGGCCAATAGTGACGGCCCTCCAACGCGAACGCGCTCTCGTGTGTCGAGAGTGCCCCCGACTCATTCGCGCGACGTGGACGTGCCGCGAGTGCGGGTGCTTTATGGCAATCAAAACACGATTAGAAGGGGCAACGTGCCCCCTCGGTAAATGGTGACGATGCTCGGTATTCACTTCACAGGATGGGAGGGCGAACCGTGGACCGACGGCCCGACTCACGTTCGCCTATGGGATAACGGGGTTTCGTGGCGCGCAATCCATACGGCAGTAGATACCTACGAGTGGGCCCGCCTCGACGCAATGGTGGATTTCTACACGTCTAAGGGCGTCAAAATCACCTACGTCGCGTGCGCTACCCCGCAATGGCTCGCAATGGACCCCCACGCCCCGCATTTCGCGCCGTGGTTGGGGGAGGGGAGTAACTCACTCCCGTACGACGTGGACGAGTGGAACAAGTTCATTTGGAACCTTGCCACGCGTTACCGGGGCCGTATCCACTATTACGAGATTTGGAACGAGCCTCAACTCGCCGATTTTATGTACCCGTACGACACGGCTACGTGTAACCGCCTAGCGACGATGACTCAGCGGGCGAAAAACACGATCGACTCAATCGACCCCGCCGCGATGGTTATCGCGGCGTCGGTACTGCCCCGCCAATCGTCCGGCGGGATGAACAAGGCGCAACGGTTCCTCGACGCGCTCGAGGCTAAAGGTTGGCCGTGTGACGCCTACGCGTGCCATATCTACCCCGAGGTCGGGTATTGGGCCCCGAGGTGGAAAGAGTATCTAGCCGACGTGAAAGACGCCCTCGCCGCAATGAACGCCCCGAACAAATCCAAGATTTGGGTTACCGAAACAACGTACGGCCTACTCGGCGACCCGATCCCCGAGGACAAGGCCGCCGCCGTCGTAGATCAGACCTACCAACACGCCGCCGCCCTTGGCGTGCAACAGGTCTATTGGTACGCGTGGAACCGCCCCGACCTCGGCGGGCTACAGATCAAGGACGGCAGTACCGCGTGGTCTGCCATTAGGAGGAACGGCAATGGGTAGTTGGCAACTCGTGAAAGGCGGCGTGACCCTACGCGATCAAATCAACGCCCGTTGGGGGACCCGCGATAAGGCGAGCGACGGGTCGGTCGGAGATGCCGACCACGCCGACCGGGAGAGCGATCACAAC